CTTCACTCTCGTATTACCACAGGTAATCGCGAGATTACCGATCACATTGATAACAAGATTGATCAGCTAGCAAGAAATGATGAAGACCAGCACAATGTAATGGGTAAGAAAATTGATAGCATGAAAGATAGAATCGACATGCTTGAACGCTGGAAGTGGATGATTGTTGGTGGTGCGATTGTATTAGGCTACCTAATGGGTCACCTAGATTTCTTTGCAAAGTTCATGAAGTAAGTTGTAACTACTCCGCAACAAGCAAGTCTTCGGACTTGCTTTTTTATTTGTTTTAAGGTATAATTATATTATGCTACATATTGACATGAAATACGCATCTTTGTTAGGCACGAGATTGCGCAACTTTGCAAAGAAGAATGATTATCTTTGGAACTACAGTTGCCCCATCTGTGGTGATTCTAAAAAGAATCCTCGTAAAGCGAGAGGATACATCTACAAATTTAAACAAGACCTACTTGTGAAGTGTCATAAGTGCGGATACAGCACAAACATTGGTAATCTAATCAAGTATATTGATTCGAACCTATATGATGAATATGTTGTTGAGCGATATAAAAATGGCGCAACAAGATATAATGACCACAAAGACATTGCCGAAGTTCTCCCACCGACAGTTGAGTTAGATCTCGATGATTCAGTTCTTGATGAGTTATCTCGCATCGATAGAATGCGTGAAGACCACCCTGCCGTCCAGTATGTTGATAGCAGAAAGATACCATACGATAATTGGCATCTACTTTACTTCTCACCAAAGTTTAAATCATATGTTAATAGTATAACACCAAAGTTTCCTGAACCAATTAACGATGAGCATCCAAGGTTAGTCATCCCTTACTTTAATTCTCACGGTAAAGTAATTGCGTTTCAAGGTAGAGCATTCGGTAAGGAAGAACCTAAGTATTATACCATCAAGATTGATGAAACAGAGGAAAAGATTTATGGACTGGAACGAATTGACTATTCTAAACGGATATATGTGGTTGAAGGACCAATTGATTCTCTTTTTCTTCCAAACGCAATTGCTGTATCAGGAAGCAGTTTTGATACCCCTACTATTAGGCAGTTGCTTACTAATGCAACGATCGTAATGGACAATGAACCACGAAGCAAGGAAATAACAAAACAACTTGCTAAGTACATTGATAAAGGGTATAATGTAGTTATGTATCCAGATACTGTAGTAGAGAAGGATATTAATGAAATGATTTTATCGGGAAGAACTCCTGATCAAATTCTAGATCTCATAAATAGAAATACCTTCAGTGGTATGGAAGCGAAATTAAGATTTACAGAATGGAGAAAATGTTGAAAGTACAGTTAATTAGTTATAGCCAGCCCGACCAGTACTTCGTTGAAAATACCACAGAATTGATTGCTTTTTGTGCACGAGTGTCAAACCCCAGCAATCAAAACAACACAGATACATCAGAGAAGTTAATTCGTTATCTAGTAAAACATAAACATTGGTCACCATTAGAAATGGTGTCTATGTGTTTAGAGATTGTAACTACTCGCGATATAGCAAGGCAAATCTTGCGCCATCGTTCGTTTTCTTTTCAAGAGTTTAGTCAGCGTTATGCTGACCCAACAAAAGAACTAGATTTTGTACTACGAGAAGCAAGACTCCAAGATCCAAAGAACAGACAAAATAGTATCGAATGCGACAATCCAGCACTTCAAGCATTTTGGGAAACACAGCAAAATCGTGTTCTCGATGCAGCGAAAGGCGCATATGATTGGGCAATTCAAAATGGCATTGCCAAAGAGCAAGCAAGAGCAGTCTTACCTGAAGGATTGACGGAGAGTCGTTTATATATGAATGGAACATTGCGTAGCTGGGTACATTACTGTGAATTAAGAATGGCGAATGGCACTCAGAAAGAACATGCTGATATTGCAAGAGAAATCGCTAAAGTTATTGCTGAAGTGTTCCCTATGATGAAGGATTTATGTGATGAACGCAAATGAACTAGCTGATGAATTAGAAGATAAAGACCGACTTTGGAATGTTGATGAAAATCTAATGATTAAAACTTGTGCCATGCTACGCCAGCAACAAGCTGAAATAAAAGATTTGAAACAACAGGTGTCATTTTTAGAGGACTGGCGGGATACATGGGCTCCATTCCTAAAAGCAATCAGAGAAAAGATCAATGAATCTTAATGTCAAATCTGACATTTCATTGAGTTACGATAACTATAAATGGAGCATTAAATGCAAGAAATTGTGCATGGCATTAAGGTTGACTACAACCGAGATAGTTTGTTTGATGAATTGGGTAGAATTAGGTTAAAAGAAAGTTATATGAAGGATGATGAGGTAAGTCCGCAAGAGCGATTTGCCTTTGTGTCTAAAACATTTGGGAGCAACCCTGAACATGCGCAAAGATTATATGACTACAGCAGCAAGCATTGGTTATCTTATTCTACTCCCATTCTCAGTTTTGGTCGTAGTAAGCGTGGCTTGCCTATATCATGTTTCCTTAATTATATCGAAGATACTGCGGAGGGTCTAGTTGATAATCTATCTGAAACTAATTGGCTTAGTATGTTGGGCGGTGGCGTCGGTATTGGCTTCGGTATTCGTAGTGCTGACGATAAATCAACAGGTGTCATGCCTCACCTCAAAATGTACGATGCCTCATCCTTGGCTTACAGACAAGGTCGTACTCGTCGTGGTAGCTATGCTGCTTATCTCGACATTAATCATCCTGATATCATTTCTTTTTTAGAGATGCGCAAGCCAACAGGCGACCAGAATATGCGTACTCTGAATATGCATCACGGAATTAATATTCCTGATCGTTTCATGGAAATTATTGAGAACTCTATGATTGATCCAAACTTTGATGACTCTTGGGATCTAGTTGATCCAGCATCGAAGGAAGTTCGTGAGACAGTTTCCGCAAAAGAACTCTGGCAGAAATTACTTGAGATGCGTATGATGACTGGTGAACCATATCTTCACTTTATTGATGAGTCGAATCGTAAGATGCCTCAGTGGTTAAAAGATCTTGGTTTAAAAATTAATCAAAGCAATCTTTGCTCAGAAATTATTTTACCAACTAACGAAAAGCGCACTGCTGTTTGCTGTTTATCTTCTTTAAATTTGGAGTACTATGATGAGTGGAAAGACCATCCTGACTTCCTTCGTGATATTGCTGAAATGCTCGACAATGTTCTGGAGTATTTTATTCTTAATGCGCCTACCTCCATTGAGCGTGCAAGGTATTCTGCCAGTCGTGAGCGCAGCATTGGCATCGGTGCTTTGGGTTGGCATGCTTATCTACAACGAAACAACCTGCCGTGGGAATCATCATTAGCAGTTGGCAGAAACAAAAACATCTTTAAAACTATAAGAGAGAAATTAGATGTCGCTAATAAACAATTGGGATTGGAGCGTGGTGAAGCTCCTGACGCAGTGGGTACTGGGAATCGTTTTAGTCATCTCATGGCTATTGCTCCCAATGCTTCTTCTTCCATTCTCATGGGCAATACTAGTCCTAGTATTGAACCTTATCGCGCCAATGCTTATCGCCAAGACACTCTATCGGGTTCTCACTTAAATAAGAATCGTTGGTTAGATCGTGTTATTGAAAATCACTTGGCAACTGACAGTGGCGTAGTTTCTACTGATGATTATAATGAGATTTGGTCAAGTATTATTGCTAACGATGGTTCTGTTCAACACCTCACATGGATGGACGACTGGACAAAAGATGTTTTCAAAACTTCTATGGAAATCGATCAGCGTTGGCTCATTCAACATGCTAGCGATCGGCAAGAATACATTGACCAAGCCCAATCCGTCAATCTTTTCTTTAGACCTGACAGCCATATTAAATACATACACGCTGTTCACTTTATGGCATGGAAACAAAAGTTGAAAACACTTTACTACTGCCGTAGTGATAAAATTGCTAAAGCAGATAAAGTTAGCAAGCGTATTGAGCGTGAAATTATTAAAGAAATTAATTTACATGACCTAACAGAAGGCAACGAATGTCTTGCCTGCGAAGGATAAAATGATAACTAAAACAAAAACAAGATTAACAGATACACGAAATCACTTTAAACCATTTAATTATCCATGGGCATATGATGCTTGGTTGAAACATGAACAAGCACATTGGCTTCACTCTGAAGTTCCAATGGCTGAAGATGTCAAGGATTGGAAAAAGAAATTAACACCTGAGGAAAAACTATTCCTCACAAATATTTTCCGCTTCTTTACCCAAGGTGATATTGATGTGGCAGGTGGTTATGTTAATAACTATCTACCATACTTTCCCCAACCTGAAGTCCGCATGATGTTGATGGGTTTCGCAGCTCGTGAAGCATTACACATTGCTGCGTATTCTCATCTGATTGAAACACTAGGGTTGCCTGAAACAACTTATAACCAATTCCTAGAGTATCAGGAGATGAAGGACAAACATGACTATGTACTTGATATTTCTAGTCGCAATGGTACTATCGCTAGTACTGCTGAGCACATTGCTGTTTTCAGTGCCTTTACTGAAGGCATGCAGTTGTTTAGTTCTTTTATCATGCTTCTTAATTTTCCTCGTCATGGGTTAATGAAAGGCATGGGGCAGATTGTTACTTGGTCTATTGTTGATGAAACAATGCATGCTGAGTCAATGATTCGTTTGTTCAAGGAATATGTTAAAGAGAATCCAGAAATTTGGAATGATGAACTAAAGAGCAAAATTTATACAATCGCTGAGCGAATGGTAGAGTTAGAGGATAAGTTTATTGACCTCTGCTACCAAGGCGCAGATATGCGTGAGTTGTCTGCTGAAGATGTTAAGAAGTATATTCGTTATATCGCAGATCGTCGACTTATCTCTCTTGGTATGAAGGGAATCTTCAAAGTTAAGAAGAACCCACTACCATGGGTTGAAGAAATGATTAACGCACCAGTGCACGGGAACTTCTTTGAAAATCGTGTTACCGACTATGCTAAAGGTGCGCTATCAGGTGACTGGGGAGATGTTTGGGGGAAGGCAGCATGACAACTAAACATTTTGAATGTGAAGAATGTGGGGTTGAAGGAAAGATTATCGTAAAGGGATCTGACACACAATTGGAAGATATCGTGTACTGTCCTGTATGCTCAGGCGACATTTACGAAGAAGAGGAGTTCGACGAAGACGAATAAATAGTCTTCTATGTGGACTTATAAAGATAATATTGTAGAAGAATTACCAGAAGATTGTGTTGGGTTTGTTTATGAAATAACAAACCTGACCAACAGTCGTAAGTATATTGGTAAGAAATTAGCCAAGTTTTCTAAAACAACTTACCGAATGGTAAAGTTAAAAAACGGCACAAAAAAGAAAAAGAAAATCAAGTCGAAGATTGACTCAGACTGGATGGATTATTATGGTTCTAGTATTGAATTGAATAAGGATGTTGAAGAACTTGGAAAACAGAACTTCAAGAGAGAGATTCTTTTCTTTTGTAAATCAAAAGCTGAATGTTCATATATTGAAGCAAGAGAACAATTTACTAGGAGAGTGTTAGAATCA